CCCCAATAGTCAGTCGGGACTAAAGGGGCTTCTAACCACATCAAAGAAAGGTTGATATGGCTGATGAGCATTGTAGAGACTGTCGACACTATTACGACAACGGCTCGATATTAGGGCTATGCCGTAGGTATCCGACATATCAGAATAGAAGCCCACAAGAGACTTGTGGCGAATATAAAGGCAAAGCAGTTGCCGAACTTACCCCAGAGCCTTCTGGGGACTTTTTGAAGCCCAAGCGCATGGGTAGACCACCAAAGGTCAAAGCGGAGGTTACAGAATGATTGTTAAACCTTTGAAAGACAAAATCATTGTCAAGCCCGAACTACGGGTCAAATCCCTAATTCTAGATACCAGTACGATGGCAGAAGCCGAATCAATCGGTACTGTGGTCGCTGTGGGTGATGATGCTAAGTTTCAAGGCGTTAATGTCGGAGACCGCATAATGTTTGGAACATTGGCTAAAGACTACAAAGACGAATATTTGAAGTTTGAAGAACTTAACTTAAATGGTGAGCGTCACCTTAAAATGAGTTGGCAAGACATTTGTGCAGTAATAGAGGAAGTATGACTAAAGAACTAATTAACCTAAGAATTCAAGACCTAATCAGCAAAGGTAAGGAACTTGAACAACAGTTGCACCAAATCAATGGTGCGTTACAGCAATGTCAATGGACACTATCCGAACTGGAGAAATCTGATGCCACTCAAGAAGTCGACAAGCCCGAAAGCGTTTAAAGAAAACATCAAAGCCGAGGTAAAAGCAGGCAAGCCCGTCAAGCAAGCCGTTGCCATCGCTTATGCTGAAAAGCGTGAAGCGTCTAAAATGAAGGCTAATTCCAAACGGAAATAGTCTATGCCTACTTTGTCTGATATAGCGTCAATGAGAGAAACACCGCGTAATGCTGGTTGGGGTGCTATTTCGGATTTACTTGGCTACATTGACCAAAACGCTTTACAAAAGCAGTTTGGCTATCGAAACCCAGTAACAGGCGCTATATCTGAGGCAGTTGGCATACCAGCGGCTTCTAGGGTGGCTAACAAACTATCCTATGGCGAACCCATCAGTAATATTGGTAAAGCCAATGTGCCTTTAATCCCAGAAGATACGGCAGAAGCCGCTATGTTTGCCGCGCCTATTGCTGGCGCTTATGGTAAATATGGTGGTAAAGAATTGTTAAGACTTATAAACAATGCTCATTTATATGGTGAAGGGAAATTAGCCAACATTACTCCCCAACCAATGAGAATGACCGCATGGCATGGTTCGCCTTACAAATTTACTGAATTTGACCCAGAAAAAATAGGAACTGGCGAAGGCGCACAGGCTTATGGACATGGGTTATATGTGGCGCAAAACAAAAAAGTTGCCGAAGATTACATGAAAATTGAGCCAACAGGCCCATCGGTCGCACCGCGCAGAATGTTATTTAGCAAAGAAGTTGAAACTGGAACGCCAGAATATAAAGTGGCTCAATTAGTAGACGAGTTGGGATTGTCTAAAGCCCGTAAATTCATTTCTGATTGGTCTAAGAACCCAAACCCAGACCAAGTTGATTATGTCAACAAAGCCAGCGACATCATTCAGAATATAACTAAAAAGGCTGATGTTAGAAATCTTGGTACTGGAAATATGTACAAGATAGACCTTCCTGATGAACACATTAACAAAATGCTTGATTGGGACAAACCTTTTAGTGAACAACCCAAAAGCGTTCAAGAAGCATTTGCCAAACATGACCCAGATATGTACCACCCATCTGGTAATGAGTATTCGCCAGAAGAACGCGGCCAATGGCTATATATGAGGATGGCTGGTAGTTCAACGCAAAAAAATGCAAGCAAAAAATTGGCTGAAATGGGCATACCAGGCATTAGATATTTAGACGAAGGCAGTAGAGGTGCTAAAGACGGCACTAGAAACTTTGTGATATTCCCTGGCAATGAACATTTGTTAAAAATACAAGACATAAATGGCAATCCAATCAAATGACAGAAACAACAGAAAAACGCCCAGTTGGTAGACCAAGCCTATATGACCCAATCTATTGCGAAAAGGTAATAGAGTTAGGAAAACTAGGTAAGTCGATAGAACAAATTGCCGCAAATCTAGGCATCGGTACTAGAACTTTGTTTACATGGAAGGATACGCACGAAGAATTTCGGCACGCCTTGGATGAAGCAAAGGAATATGAACTAGATTGGTGGGAGAACATAGCCCAAAAAATGATGGTCGAGACTAAGGAAGGTGACAAACTTAACTCCTCTATCTGGTCACGCTCAATGGCGGCACGATTCCCCAAGAAGTACAGAGAAAGCACAAAGACCGAGATTACGGGTGCTGATGGTGCGCCTTTGGTTACGGGCATCAATGTGACCTTTGTAAAGCCTAATGGAGACTAATGCACAGTTTCCCGTAAAGATGGCAAGCCTGTTCGACAAGGCGCGTTATAAAGTCTATTACGGGGGAAGAGGGGCCGGGAAGTCGCACAGCGCGGCCAAGGCTTTATTGATACTGGGCGCTAAGAGCCAAATCCGAGTGCTATGCGCCCGTGAGTATCAGACCTCAATCAAGGATTCTGTCCACAAGTTACTGTGCGACCAGATAGAACTGATGAACTTGCATGGGTTCTATGAGATAACCCAAAGTTCCATCCGAGGCAAGAACGGCACAGAGTTCGCCTTTGTAGGACTGAAGAACAATGTGGCGAATGTCAAATCCTATGAGGGTGTTGATTACTGTTGGGTTGAGGAAGCGCAGACAGTTTCCCGTCATAGTTGGAATACGCTAATACCGACCATCCGCAAAGAAGGTTCTGAGATATGGATTACCTTTAACCCAGAGTTAGAAACAGACGAAACTTATCAGCGCTTTGTGGTCAGACCCCCAGAGCAAGCCGTAGTCCAAAAGATTAACTGGTCAGACAATCCTTGGTTTCCCGAAGTGCTGGCGTTAGAGAAAGACTCGCTAAAGAGCCGTGACCCAAGCGCTTACCAGACAGTATGGGAAGGCTTATGTCGACTTACAGTAGATGGCGCTATTTTTGCCAACGAGATACAAGTAGCGGAGTTAGATGACCGCATTACAAAGGTCAACTATGACCCTACAAAGCCTTGCCATGTAATTTTTGATTTAGGCTGGGCAGACAGTACGGCTTTTTGGATACTTCAATTTGTAGGCATGGAAACGCGCCTTATCCGCTATCACGAAGATAACCAAAAGACTATTAGCCACTACTTAGCCTTGTTGCAAACCTATGGGTATATGTTTGACACGCTGTGGCTACCGCACGATGCACAGAACAAAACCTTGGCAAGCAACGGCAAATCCATAGAAGAAATTGTTAGGGCGGCGGGACATAAAACAAGAATCATCGAGCGTACTCCGATAGCCGACAGCATCAACGCGGCGCGAACCATATTCAGAAACTGCTGGTTTGATAGGGAAAATTGCCACGATGGTCTACAATGCCTAAGACATTATCGGTACGATGTTGACCCAGAAACGGGGCAATTTAGCCGTCAACCGCTACACGACCAGTACAGTCATGGCGCGGATGCGTTTAGATATATCGGACTGATGATTAACGAACCCAAGCCAAGGCGCAAGGTTCAGCAACAAAACTATGGTCAGCCTCTCGGCTGGATGGGATAAATATGGATGACTTTGACCCAGTAATAACCGAGGCGATTGAGTTCCTCAAGTTCTGCAATGACGCAGACACGATGAACCGCCAAGAGGCGTTAGAAGATTTAAAGTTTGTATCTGGTGACCAATGGCCAATCGAACTACAAAACAGTCGTAATCTTGAATCACGCCCAATTCTTACTATCAATAAATTAGATGGCTACTGCCGTCAAGTTGCTAACCAACAGCGCCAGCAACGCCCACGCATCAAAGTTCACGCTACCAATACGCACGAACAGATGGTGGAAGCCAACGACATACAAGGCATCATCCGACACATTGAAGTCAACAGCAACGCAGACCACGCCTATGACAACGCCTTTGACTATGCTGTGAGGATGGGATGGGGTTATGTGCGTGTCCGCACAGACTATGTGTCTGAGGATTCGTTTGACCAAGAAATATATATTGACCCAGTAGACAACCCGTTTACTGTTTACTTTGACCCTAATTCAATATTGCCAGACGGCTCAGACGCTGAGAGATGCTTAATCACCACAATGATGAGCAAAGAAGTGTTCCGCTCAATGTACCCAGACAATGATGACGGCACATCGTTCACCCAGCGCGGTACGGGTGATAGCCAATCAGAATGGATTACAAAAGAAGATATACGCCTAGCAGAGTATTACTACACAGTTCGTGAAAAGGCTAAGTTATACCTATTGAGCGATGGTTCTAGCACCTTTGCTGATGACAAAGACTTCTTCAACCGCCTTGCTATGGCTGGTATTACAGTCATTGACACACGCGAATCGTTTAAAAAGACCATCAAGTACAAGAAACTAACCGCTATTGAGGTTATCGAAGAGCGAGATTGGGCAAGCCGTTACATCCCTATTGTTCCTGTTTACGGGCGTCATGTGGTCATTGGTGACAAGCGCAAGAAGTTTGGCATGGTGCGCTACGCCAAAGACAGCCAGAGAATGTATAACTTCTGGCAAACCTCAATTACCGAATCCATCGCTCTCGCACCAAAAGCCAAGTGGGTTATGGCAGAGGGTCAAGACGAGGGACATGAGAACGACTGGGCGCAAGCCAACATCAAGTCATTCCCGCTG